GCGGGTACAGAGGTGCTCATGGCCCCGACGAGCTTGCTCATGATTCACAATCCGCTGACAGTTGCGATTGGCGACAGCGAAGAGATGCAGAAAGCCATCGCCATGCTAGACGAGGTCAAGGAGAGCATCATCAACGCATATGAGCTGAAAACGGGCATGTCCCGCGCGAAGCTCGCGCACCTCATGGATGCGGAAACGTGGATGAACGCGAATAAAGCGATTGAGCTTGGTTTTGCGGACGGTGTGCTGGAGGACGAGAAGAAACAAGCGAAGCACGATGATGCTGTGTTCAGCTTCTCGCGTCGCGCGGTCACGAACTCGCTGCTCAACAAGGTGCAACGAAAACAGGCAAGTAAACCACCTGCTATGGAGGAGGCCCTCGTTGCCCAAGCAACCGAATCGAGATACCCCGTGGAGCCGCTTTATCAGCGGCTCTCTTTGATTTCACACTAAGGAGGAAATGAATGAATACGATTCTACAGCTGCGCGAGAACCGCGCGAAGAAATGGGATGCCGCAAAGGCGTTTCTGGACGTCAAGCGCGGAACGGATGGACTGCTCTCCGCCGAGGACGCAAGCGCATATGAAAAGATGGAGGCCGAGGTCGTCGCGCTCGGTAGAGAGGTTGAACGTCTTGAACGTCAGGCGGCGTTGGACGCGGAGCTGAATAAGCCCACCGCCGACCCGTTGACCAGTAAGCCCGCTCAACCCGCTGCGGAACAGAAGACCGGCCGCGCATCCATCGAGTATAAGAAGGCGTTCTGGAACGCGATCCGCTCGAAGAATCCGCGACCGGAGATTCTCAACTCCCTGGTCGAAGGTACCGACAGCGAAGGCGGCTATCTTGTACCGGATGAGTTTGAAAAGACGCTGGTGCAGAAGCTGACGAATGCGAATGTGCTGCGTCCGCTTTGCCATGTGATTCAGACCAGCTACGGCGATCGGAAAATTCCGGTGGTTGCGTCAAAAGGCACCGCCGACTGGGTCGATGAAGAGGGCACCTACCCGCTCTCGGACGATTCCTTCTCGCAGGTCGTACTTGGCGCGTATAAGCTCGCGACCATGATCAAGGTGTCGGAGGAGTTGCTTTCCGACAGCATCTTCGACATCGAAGGGTATGTGTCCGAGCAGTTCGCAAAGCGCATCGGTGACAAAGAAGAGGACGCATTCCTCAACGGTAACGGTGTGAGTAAGCCCATCGGTATTCTCAACGCTACCGGAGGCGCGGAAGTTGGCGTGACCACGGCGGGCGTTTCCGCGATCACGGGCGACGAGCTGATCGACCTCGTGTACTCGCTCCGCGCACCGTACCGCAAGGGTGCTGTGTTCGTGCTCAACGACACGACCGTGAAGCTGCTGCGCAAGCTGAAGGACGGCGACGGTCAGTATCTCTGGCGACCGGGCATCACGGAAAACGCGCCGGATACGATTCTCGGCCACCGCATCGTGACGAGTGAGTTCATGCCCTCCGTCGCGGCGGGGAATAAGTCCATCGCATTTGGTGATTTCTCCTATTACTGGATCGCCGACCGTCAGGGCCGCACGTTTAAGCGCCTAAACGAGCTGTACGCGACCACCGGCCAGGTAGGCTTCCTCGCGTCCCAGCGTCTCGACGGCAAGCTCATCCTGCCGGAAGCGATCAAGGTCCTGCAGCAGAAGGCGTAATGGAGGGTATACATGGAAATCGTGGATACTCCTGTGGGCGACGTGACCCGCAACTGTAAGAACTACGCGACGGATGGCGGCGATCGACTGGTGATCGGTGGCACGCTGGAGATTCAGGAGGGAGCTTCGGTGACGGGGCTTCCCTCCGCTGCGGCGGACAGTTCCGGTGTCGTCCGTATCGCCGCCAACCAGGCTGCGAGCGTCGCGGCAGACATTGCCGCGCTGACTGTAGATTTCAATACGCTGCTTGCTGCGCTGAAGGCGGCCGGGATCATGGCGGCGGACGCATAACGATATGAGTACGTTGCTGGAGAAGGTCAAAGCGAACCTGATCCTTGAACATGACACAGATGACGATCTTGTTCTGCGTCTGATCGACGCTGCTGTTTCTTACGCGGAAAGCTATCAGCACCTTACTGCCGGAACTTACGAAGTGGCGGGTATGCCGCCAACGACCGAAGCTGCAGTCATCATGCTCGCCTCACATTTCTACGAAAGCCGGGACGGCAGCACAGGCGGATTCTTCGCGGACAACGTACAGGCTGGTCAGCAGGTGTGGAACACGGTGAATACACTGCTCCGACTCGATCGGGATTGGAAGGTGGGTTCGTGAGCTTTGGCAAAATGAACGTGCGCATCTCGATTGTTGAAGAAACAATCGGTAAGGACGCGGAAGGATTTGCAACAAAAACGGATACGATCGTCGTGTCCGTACATGCGTACCGGGAAGGGCGGCACGGCTCTCAGAAATGGGTCAACCGTGCCGCTTTCTCGGAAGCGACCGATCTGTTCCGCTTTCGAACGATTCCTGGTCTGATCGTTACAACGGAGCATGTGATTCTGTGCGATGGCGAACGGTTCGAAATCACATCCGTTGAGGATGTAAAGGGAAAAAAGATGTACCTCGAGGTGTTGGCAAAGAAAATGGAGGCGTCGCATGGCTAAGGTGTCGATACAGCTTCCAACGGCATTCATGGATCAGTTGACGAAGATTGATTCGAAAACAGATATTGCGATTCCGAAGGCACTGGAGGCTGGCGGCAAGGTTGTATTTGAGAAAATGAAGAGTAACCTGAGCCGCGCAATCGGCAGGAATACGAAGTATCAATCCCGTTCGACTGGCAAACTGCTCACGGCGCTTGGTGTTTCACCGGTAAAGGTGAACGACGAGGGTAACTTTGATGTCAAGGTAGGATTTTCCGAGAGCCGGAGCGTGAGCAACGCCATGCTGGCAAACATTCTGGAATATGGAAAGCATGGTCAACCGCCGAAGCCGATTCTAAAGCCGACACGGGCTTCCAGCAGAAAACCCTGTATCGAGGCTATGCAGAACGTGCTGAAGGGAGAGCTGGGAGTGAAGTGAGCATGCTGGAAGAATTAAACACGATCGTGGAAAGCGTAGGGCTTCCGGTCGAGACGGGCGTCTTCGCCAGAACAGCGCCGGAAGAGTATGTCGTGATCACCCCGATCTCGGAGCATTTCACGTTGTACTGTGACGACTATCCCGGACTGAATGTCGAGGAAGCGCGGTTGTCGCTCTTTTCGAAGAGAAACTATACCAAAAAGAAAGACCAGCTTGTCCGAGCATTGCTCTCGGCGGGATTTATCGTGACTGATCGGCGATTCATAGGCCGTGAAGACGATACGGGATATTTTCACGTTGCGATTGACGTCGCAAAAGAAACGGAGGAAAACTGAATGGCTACAGTGGGGTTGGACCGGCTGTATTATTCCAAGATAACGGAGGACTCAGCCGGGGATGAAACGTACGGCACGCCGCAGATGCTGGCAAAGGCGATGTCTGCGGATCTGGAGATCGAGTTGAATGAAGCGACGCTGTTCGCCGACGATGCAGCCGCAGAGGTCGTAAAGGAGTTCAAGAGCGGTAAACTCTCGCTCGGAATCAACGACATCGGGGCTGCGGTCGCCGGCGATCTGGTTGGAGCGGTGATCGATGATAACGGCGTGGTGATCTCGCAGGGCGAAGGGATGCCATCGCCGGTGGCTGTTGGATTTCGAGCAAAGAAGAGCAACGGCAAGTACCGGTACTTCTGGCTCTATCGCGTGATTTTCGGCATTCCGGCAACGAATCTTGCCACGAGAGGCGACAGCATAAGCTTCAACACGCCGACGGTCGAAGGAACGATCTTCCGACGCAATAAGATCGATGGACAGGGTAAGCATCCGTGGAAAGCCGAAGTCAATGAAGATGACGCGAGCGTATTACCGGCAACGATCACCGGGTGGTATACGGCCGTATATGAACCCACGTTTGCCGCGACGGTGGAGTAAAGGAGATGTCATATGGAAAGTGAACGCGCAACACCTATCTCGATTAGCGGCAAGACATATGAACTGGTACTGACCACTGGGGCTACGAAACAGATTGCAAAGCGCTACGGTGGACTGGCGAGCCTCGGTGATAAGCTCATGAAAGCGGAGAATTTCGAGAACGCTTTGGACGAACTGATCTGGCTGATTGCGCTGCTGGCGAACCAGAGCATCCTGATTCATAACTTCCAGCATCCGGAGGATAAGCGAGAGCTGCTGACGGAAGAAGCGATTGAGCTTCTTACCACGCCGACGGATTTGTCGGATTACAAGGACGCGATTATGGATTCCATGCTGCGCGGGACCAAGCGATTTGTCGAGAGTGAACCGCAACCGGAAAAAAACGCGCCTGCCGGGTGAGCGATGAAGAAACGTTTGCCCGGTTGCTCTTTTACGGAGTGACTCTGCTGAGTCGGCCGGAGCGCGAAGTCTGGCTCATGCCGCTTGGCGCTCTTTTGGATCAGTGGGAGGTGTATCAGCAGTTTCATGGGCTGGCAAAAACGAAAGTGGAATACTCAATCGAGGATGTTATTCCTGTTGGAATATGAAAACTGGCAGAAGCCATGCTCCTGCCAGTAGATGTCAACGATCAAATGATATTGTAACGGTATTATGCGTTGCTATTGCTTTGGCAGCGCATAAAGTTCATCGATGCTCATGCCGAAACGTTCCTGTACCAACTGCTCGAAATAAGCAAGGGGTTTATCATAGAAATCCTCGCCTTGTGTACCAAAGGCATCGTTGAACATACGGGTTAACGTATCCGGATCGGGGTATTGTCCGGTATACTCCTTCGTGGCAGGAAAGTAGTCGAATGCGGCTCCTTCGGTATTACTGTCTATGGAAATATGATATTTATCCTCGCTCAGAAGATATGTGATCCGCAACCCGTAACCGTTAACCTGATCCAAATATTCAATGTTCCAGTCTTCGTTAAAGCTGCCCCACTCCGGTCTGTGAATTGCGACATTCATATAGTGAGGATCGTGCTGCTCATATACACCGCACGTTCCAGCAGAATCGAAACCAAACCCAAATTTTGTCAGAGAAAATTCAGGCTCAACGTAATCGCTTAGCGGGAAATTGAGCTCGTTGCTGGATTGCAAAACTAAGATAGCGGCACCAAACCGGTTGTCGAAGACAAGGGTGTTTTTAATCAGACCATAAGGAATGTCGACAGCTGGAAGCCCGTACCACTCTCTCCACTCGCTTTGTGGGATTTCGGCAATGCGCTGTTTTGCTGCCTCGGCATCATCAACATAGTATTGCACTCCAATGACAGCTTCATTTATTTGCAGGTTCACTTCAATACTGCACTCTGCAAAGTCTGTCTCGATCTTGATGAGATCTTTGACGGAGGCCAGGGCGGACATGTTGTAATTGTCGCGTATCAGGTCGGTGTATTTTCCCAGATCTTTATCGGGTACATAATACTTCAACTCGATGCGACATGCCCCGTTTTCGTGCTTTTCGTCGTGTGGTTTCTGCTGCCAGATTGTTACGATACTGCCGTCTTTTGCGGAAAACTCGCTAAACCCATTCTTGGAGTATTCATCAAAGCGGTCGCCTTTCTCTTGCTCTGAAAGACCCGACACGTCCGCCATATAGGCAACAGCCGCATACATATTGCCTTCCGCAGACAGGGACAGTACGAAGGGGTTTTTCCCCTCCATTTTTTCAGAGCCTTTGCTGAAGGACGCCGAGAGTAAGGTGAAGATATCTGGCAGCGGTACTTCGGCAAATGGATTGAATTCGCTGTCGAGTAGATCCATCGGCGTATACGGTTCTGGCGTTGGTGCAGGCGTTGGTGCAGCTGTTTCAGCCGGAGCAGGCGCAATAGACGTTTCCTGCTGTTGTGGTGACGGTGCTTGAACCATGTCGACTTGCTGGCTCGAACACCCGGAGAATGAAATGATGAGGGATATGAGTAATAGTATCGATACAATCCGTTTCATGCGCTTTCCTCCTAGAAAAATTGATCAGGGGAAGATGAAATGATGTTCTTGTTTGTATTGTAACACACTGATAAATGTTGTAAATATCACTTGTAAGAAAGTCATTGTGATTGCGGAACAATGCACTGCGAAAACAGTGTGTAAGTGTGATATAATGACGGAAAAAGGGGGTACAATCATGAAAAAGACGATTCAAGCTTTGACTGCTGTAACCTTTATTCTCATGGTCGTTGTGAATGCGCTGGCTAACATATTGCCAATCAATGGTATTGGTACAGGCGCCGTGTCAGACTCATACCCGAACCTGTTTGCGCCCGCGGGCATTACGTTCGCGATTTGGGGCGTCATCTATTTATTGCTTGCCGCGTATACCGTCTTTCAACTTGGGCTCTTTAAGAAGAACAGGAACATCAGCGATGCGCTCATGAACAAAGTCGGCGTGATTTTCTCCATATCGTCGATCGCGAATACGGTGTGGATTTTCTCTTGGCATTACCGGATCATCGCCCTTTCGATGGTGCTCATGCTGCTGATCCTCGTGTGCCTTGCCCTCATCGTCAGTGCGATTCGAAAAGAAACGCTGAGCACGAAAGAAAAAGTGTTCGTCAAGTTGCCCTTTAGCATATACTTTGGCTGGATCACGGTTGCTACCATTGCGAACTTGACCACGCTTTTGGTGAGCGTGGGTTGGAATGGATTTGGGCTGTCTCAAGTCGTTTGGGCGGCTGCTATCATTGCTGTCGGCGCAATCATCGGCATCATTACCATCTTACGCAATAAGGACTATCCCTACGGGCTTGTGATCTTGTGGGCATATGCCGGGATCGTTATCAAGCATGTTTCTGCAACGGGGTTTAACGGCATGTATCCGGCTGTTATGATTACCACAATTGCAGCAATGGTGCTGGTTGTCGTTGCCGAAGTGATCGCAATCACGAAAAAGGCATATTAAATTGGATTTTGAGCGATCAACATAAGGTATTCATATGATATACACGCCATCTACAAAGCGTGCCACGCTGCTTGCGTTGGATGCACATCGTGGCCAATATGATAAAGGCGGGTTGCCATATATCATGCATCCGCTGCACGTCGCGGAATCCATGGAGACAGAGGATGAGTGCGTCGTCGCGCTGCTACATGATGTGTTGGAAGACACGGAAATTACAGTGTCCGATCTACAAGAATGGGGGATTACTGAACGGCAAATTGAAGCGCTGAGGCTGCTGTGTCATGACGAATCCGTGCCTTATTTGGAGTACATTCAGAAACTCATGTCGGATCCAATCGCAGTGAAAGTCAAGATTACAGATCTGAGGCATAACTCCGATCTGACGCGATTGACAACAATCACACAGGAAGATCGTAAGCGTGTGGAATTATACAGGGAAGCATTACAGCTGCTTCAACAAGAAATAGTCTAGAAAAAAGCAAGAAGTTATTTTCAAAGGAACGACCTACGGGCCGTTCTTTTTTTGCGCTTTTTTTGAGGGGGAGGCGAGCACATGGCGGACGATTTTGGTCTGAAGATCGGAATCGACGGCGAACGGGAGTTCAAGGCGGCACTGCGGGATATCAACCAGCAGTTCAAAGTGCTCGGCTCCGAGATGAAGCTGGTTGAGTCGCAGTTCGATAAACAGGATCGCAGTGTCACCGCGCTCACTTCCCGAAACGAGGTGCTGACACGGCAGATTGCGGAGCAGAAGGAGAAGATCGAACTACTGCGGCGCGCGCTGGAGAACGCCTCGGATTCGTTCGGTGAGAACGATCGTAGAACGCAGCAGTGGACGGTACAGCTCAACAACGCGCAGGCCGAGCTCAACAACATGGAGCGGGAGCTCAAGAGCAACGAAAAAGCCATCGACGGCGTCGGAGAAGAGTTCCAGGACGCAGGGAAACAGGCAGGTCGATTCGGTGACGAGGTCAACGACGCTGCGGACCGTTCGGAACGGGCGAAAGAGCGGTTTGAAAAGCTAGGCACTGTGCTGCGAACGGTAGGTGCCGCTATGGGTACCGTACTGGCTGCCGCCGGCGTTGCGGTGTTCCAACTGGGGAAAGCGGTAGTCGAACAGTTTGGTGCGTTGGAGCAGAATCTCGGCGGCTCGGAGGCGGTATTCGGCGAATATGCGGCTTCGATTCAGAAGACCGGCGAGGACGCATACAAGAACCTCGGCGTATCGCAGAGCGAGTATCTTGCCACCGCCAATAAAATGGGCGCGCTGTTTCAAGGCGTCGGCGTCGATCAGCAAACGAGTCTGGCGCTGACCGAAAAAGCCATGCAGCGAGCGGCAGACATGGCGTCCGTCATGGGTATCGATACCTCCATGGCACTGGAAGCAGTGACCGGCGCTGCTAAAGGCAACTTCACCATGATGGACAACCTCGGCGTCGCCATGAACGCAACGAGCATTCAGGCATATGCCGTAGCAAAGGGGTTGGACTTTGCATGGAGCTCGGCAACACAGGCGCAAAAGGCTGAAGTTGCCATGCAGATGTTCTTTGAAAACACGGAACAATATGCCGGAAACTTTGCGCGCGAATCGTCGCAAACGATCACCGGTTCAATCGGGATGCTGAAAGCGGCAGCGCAATCTTGGGTGGCGGGACTCGGTAACGCAAACGCGGATACGCTGGCATTGACGCGGAATATGACCGACGCGTTTCGAACCGTTATGACGAATATTACACCCATATTGGAGAATATCGTCAAAGCGCTGCCGGACGCATTGGATTCGATCCTATCCGAAGTATCGGGGATCCTGCCCACGCTGGTGAGCACGGCGGCGTCGCTATTTCGGCAGTTGCTTGGAACGGTACTGAACCTGTTGCCCGAATTGATCCCGGTCGCGGTGGATGCCGTTATGACGATCATCTGGGCACTTGTCGATAATCTGCCGCTGCTGGTGGGTGCGGCGGTGCAGATGATCACCGCACTGGTCAGCGGAATCGGACAAGCGCTGCCGCAACTGATCCCCGCAATCGTACAAGCAGTCGTGCTGATCGTCTCCTCGCTGCTGGAGAATATCGACCAAGTCATCGAAGCAGGCATGTCGATTCTGTTCGGCCTGATAGAAGGAATCATTGGTGCCCTGCCCGTGTTGATCGAAGCAATGCCGCAACTGATTGTAGCGATCGTCGAGTGTTTGATCGAAAACCTGCCGAAGATCCTCTCTGCCGGTGTGCGGATGATCGGGGCACTGATCCAGGGGATCGTCGGCTCGATCCCGCAACTTTCTTCGAATATGCCGAGGGTTGTTTCCTCGATTGTGAATGGTGTCTCCAAAGCGATCGCTTCGGTTGTAAACATCGGCAAGAACATCGTTCAGGGGCTTTGGCAGGGCATCCAGTCCATGGGTCAGTGGATTCAGGACAAGATCGGGAGCCTGTTTCGCAGCGTGATCAACGGCGCGAAAAGCGTGCTCGGCATCCACAGCCCGTCGACCGTGTTTGCCGGGATCGGCGAGAACATGGGTCTCGGACTAGGCGTTGGTTTCACCGACGCCATGCGATCTGTTGAAGAGGAGATGAAACGCGCGATCCCGACCAAGTTTGCAGGACTGAATCTCGACGTTGCCGCTGTCACGAAAACGCCATTCAGCCCCAATGAACGAGGCACATCTTCTCAGGCGGGGAACGTGGAAAACAAATATGAGATCGTGATCAACAATCCCAAGCCAGAACCGGCGTCGGGTAGCATCCGAACGACGTTGCTGAAGCATTCGTATGGATTGGCGTAGAGGAGGTGCAGGAGATTTGCCTGAGAATTGGACATTCAACGGATTCTCGCTCAGCGCGCGAGGCAAATGGGACGTGGAAGCCGTCATCGAGGGGATCGGGATCCCCAAGTTTCGGGGAAACGATCTGCGGGTGCCGTTTCAGCACGGGAACCGATGGATCAAGAAACGCTTTGATAGCAAGAAGGTCGTTCTTTCCATGTGGATCAAGGGCATAGACAGGGCTGATCTGGACGATAACATCGACGCGTTTCTGACGGCGATCGGACAACCGGGGCTTCATACCCTGAGCAGAACGTTACGAAGCGGTGAAACGCGGCTGGCACAGGCTGAGCTTTGCTCGGAGATCCATTTTGTACGGAAGAACCCGGGATACGCGAAGTTTGCGCTGGAGCTGGAATTGCCCGATCCGTTCTTTTACGCGACTGGCCAGATCACTTACGTCAGGACGGTTTCGACCTCTCCCTTAACATGGACACATGCAAATTCAGGCTCCGCGCCGGCGATGAATATGGTGATTACGCTGGAAGGTCCGCTGAGCAATCCTGTTCTGAGAAATCAGAACAACGGCGTCTGGGTTCAGTACATTGGAACGATTCCAATCGGGAAAGCTGTGGTTCTGGATACAAAACGCTTTACCTGCATGCAGGACGAAGACAACATGATCTCGATCGTCAAACACGGCGGCGACGCTTACTGGATGATTCTGGACGCTGGAGACAACAGCATGGAGCTGGAAACGGAAACGATCGGTGGCAGCGTCACACTTGAATATTACCCTGCATTCTATTAGGAGGAGAGCAAAATGCCCTACCCAACTTTACCCGGACGGAGATTTGAATACGATGTGGGCGGCGGTTCCGTTTATTACGGAAACGATATCAACGGCATTACGACGGCTTTGACGACCGAACAGATGGCGCAATTGAATGGAACTGGAAATACAAGCATCGTCATCTCGAAAGAAGCCTATGACGCCGAAGCGGTGAGAACCGTTTGGGTATTTCTGCCCGAGAAATTCGTCGTTGCCGGGCTTGGCATGATACATAGAGTCTATACGACCGGCGGTGCCAGCGGCTCGATCGCTGTCGCGGGTAGTGCGGACAGCACCAATGGACTCGACGGTACCTGGATCAGCGCAACGCTGCCGAACGGCGCAATACCGGCAAAGATGATCGACGACGACGTATGGAGGGATAGCATTCAGCCCTGCACGTTTTCGGAAGCCATCAAGGTTCTGCGGCTTCGTTATTATGCACCATTTGACGGTGCAGATTATTCAAGGATCTATATCTACGCGCTTCATATCTACGGCTTCAAAGCCTCGGGAGAAGTGCCGGACGATATCCTGTTTCTAGACGATGATGCATCCGGCGATCCTGAATTTATCCGGGACCTCGATTTCGGCGACAGGCCGGAAGGCACGACGGTAACGCATCGAATCAAGCTGCGAAACAGCAGCACAACGAAGATCGCCAATAACCTGACGCTCTCCCTGATCGACGTCGACTTCACCTTCAGCATGGACGAAGGCGCGACCTGGGTGACGGGAGCGACCATTACATCGCTTGCTCCGCAGGGGACAAGCAGCAGCATCCTGATCAAGAACACGATACCGCCGCCCACACAGATGCTGGGTCCCCGCGCACCAAGGTTTGAGGTAACGATCGGAAGCTGGTCGTAAGGAGGGAAGATGCCGGATAGAATCCGACTAATCACACCGCAGAATGAATCGGTGACCAGCAGCCTCGCCCTGACGGCAAAGTGGGTACGTACCTACGAAGAACTGACCAGAGCGGATTTCGATGAAACCGGCATATTCACCCACGTGGTCATCCGCGAAACAGATGGATTTGCCTTGCAGCTGGATCGGGACCCCAACTCAACCCCGGAAGGATATACGCCAGGGGCGGACTGCGTTCCGCTCATGACGGCGGCGACCACAGATGGCATTACGGTAACCGAAAGCGGAAACCTTGGAACCGGATACGAGGGTTGGCGCGCGTTCGATAACAACAGCAACACCCGCTGGGGTGTGGGCGCGACATTCGGCGTCCTTACGATTACATTTGCGACGGCAAAGGTCGTCGCCGGATATTCGATCCGGGCGAGAAACGATTCCTACCTGATCGACAGCCCGAAAGCATGGGCGTTCGAAGGCAGCAGCACTGGAACCGATTGGACGGTTCTGGATACGCAGACTGGCGTGACGTCCTGGAGTATGAACGAGCGCAAGGCGTTTGCGATCTCAAGCCCAGCAGCATATCTGTACTATCGATTGAACATCAGCTCGAACCAGAGCGGTACGGACACGTCGATTTCCGAAGTGGAGCTGCTGGAAGGTGTACCGTATGGCTTCGATTTCTACGACAGCGGGAACCGGGTGGTTGGTCCAATCGCGCTAAGCGGGACGGCATATGGCGATGAAGTTCTAACGTGGACGCTGGGCGACATACCAACTGGAACGAGCGTCACGATCGGTTGCGCGCTGACGACAGATGAGACACCGCCATCGTCGTATACCCCTGCTGTAAACGGGGCACAATGCCCGGTGATCGCGGCGAACGACGATATGACCGGCAAATATTTGTGGATCAAGCAGGAGCTTGCCACTTCGGACATCGAAGTCACGCCGTCTCTGTGCTCCATGGAGATGCAGCTGGTATTGGACGCAACGGCCGATCTCACGATTGAGATCGATCGAACAACTCTGTTCAGTGGCATGAATTACCGCTCGAACACGGTGCCGGCGCTGCCGTGCGGTGAGATGACGACCTTTGAGCCATATGACGTGTACGACGGATTCCTCTACTGGCGTGCGCGTGCGGTCAATGAAACCATCGGAATCGACACGGGTTGGAGCGTGCCAAACACATTCAATCTCATGGGCGGTCCGTTTCCGCTGCCCCGATTTTTCACGCTGGTGGAGAACAGGCAGTTCGGGAAACGGCGGGAGACGCGCGCGCTATCCGTCGTGGAGAATACCGGTTTCGGAAAACCGCGTGAAAAGCGCGCACTGTACTTTCCGGAGAACTGGGCGTTTGGCAACCTGAGAGATGCGAGAACGATCTACACCGAGCTTAGCGTGACCGACGATCCTCCGTTTCCGCGAATCGACTCGATCTCGATCACCAGAGGACAGGCGGGTTCGGTGCTGAAGCTGCTGGGCAGCGGATTTGGATATACGCATACGACAGTGGATGTTGGAAACACCAACCGTTATCTGAGAAGCTACGGTGGGTATGTCTATAGCAATGACATACCATGCAACGTAATCGCATGGTCATGGACGGAGATCTCTTTTCAGCTTCCGCTTGCTGCGGAAACAGGGCCGATTAAGGTTCTGCTGACAGAGCCGACGCTTCAAGAGAGCAACTCCATTGGCTTTGAAGTGTATTCCGGATTGCCTTCAGACGATGTGGGTATCGAATTTTTCCTCTGCGACAGGGCAAATCCGAACGTGCTGGTCAAGCAGCTGGACGGCGCTTGGGGTAAAGCGTTTCAGATGGTGCGCAACAACCCCGGCAGCGGACGATTCAAAATCAGTCGATACGATGCCGTCGGCGGAAACAGCACTTATCTTGCCGACGACAATCTGATACTGGTGAAGCTCGACGGCAATCCGTTGTTCAAATGGATTATTGAATCGAGGAAACCGAATTATGTAGATTCCGGCGAACAGCAGATCATCGAGGTGAGCGGACGAGGTGTACTCTCCATGCTCGGCTGGGCTGTGGTATATCCGGAGAACATGGGTACGCCTGTGTTGGACAGGCTGTTTGTCGGTACCGCGAGCAAAGTTCTTAGAACGCTGATCTTGGAAGCACAGGCACGAGGCGGACTGGTTGGTGTGACGGTCGACTGGGAAGACGATCAGGACAGCATGGGGAACGTGTTTACAGAGAATATAAGCCTATCATTTCACGTTGGTACGCCGCTGTTGGAAGTCGCAACGAAGTTCACCGAGGGACTCGGGTACTTTGATATCGAAATGACGCCCGAGCTCGTGCTCAAAATCTATAAGACAAAAGGCGAGGATCTGCACGAAACGGTGGTTTACCAGCCCGGGCAGGCGATCGTCAGCCATGAGAACCAGATCGACGCGAAGGGCGTGGTCAACGAAGTACTCGTCGAAGGCGGGGATAAGCTCTTAGCGGTCGCTTCGCATTCAGCAAGCCAAGCGACATATGGAAGACGCGAGGGTTATCTGTCGGCGAGCAATCTGCAGGAGGGACTCGGCGAATACGGGCAGGCCTATCTGAATCGTGTTGCTTACCCTTCATGGGGGATTCAGGGGACGGTAACGAAGTATTCGGATGATCGGGGCAACCGAATAAAGCCCTTTGAATCCTACCTGATCGGCGACTGGATCGGCTGGAACATCGCGCCGGAAGGCTCTGACGACATTGGCTTTGACGGTGTACTGCGAGTTTGCGGAATCACGGTTAGCGAGGACGACGATACAGGAGACTTGTCCTACACGCTGGAACTGCACGATACCATGCTTGAGCATGAGATCCGACTCAATCAGAAAGTGGAGCGAATGTCTCAGTACACCGGATCCGATGTACTGTCTGTTTCTCCTTCCAGCAGCGGAGGGTACTCCGACTCGGAAGTGAACGCCATGCTGGCCGCCAAAGCGAACGTCAATCATCTACATACCGGCGTATATGCGGAGATTGATCATTCGCATACCTTTTTAGCGCTGATGGATACGCCGCACAGCTATCTGGGGCAAGGGACGAAAGTCGTCGCCGTCAAAGCGGACGGCAGCGGCCTAGAATTCGTGACCGCCAGCAGCGGCGGCAGCAGCAGCGCAACGACCTATGAGAATCCGATTGACATGCCACCTGCAATACCGCATCCGATGGACGATGAGTTCAAAGATACCGTCATGGACGGCAAGTGGTCCTGGATCAACCAGGGGATGTCTGCTTGGACGGAGAACGGCAGATATGGGGCAATGGACATTTTGTCCGGAGGGGATCACACCCGGCTCTTAGTACAGCAAGTGCCTGCCGGTGATTTCACAGCCTCTGCGAAGTTAACGGTTCTTGGACCGAAGGCGAATTACTTTAACTTCGGCCTTTGCCTCTACAACAGCGCAAACAGCAGAAGAATCGTATTCGGGAAGTGCAGCAGGAGTGGATATTCAGGGATACAGGCGATCAAACTTACCTCGAATACAGCCTTCTACAGCGACGCCTATTTGAATGGTGGCTGGGATTCGATCTTCATCTATGTGAGGATTCGAAAGGTCGGCACTTCCTATTCTCTGGATATGTCAGCCGACGGGGATTTCTGGTGGCAGGTATACACGGAAACTATATCTAACTTCCTGTCGGCAATCAGCCACGTTGGGGTAGGGTATCACCGAAACAACACGAGTGGCGTGACATATCAGGGCAGGTGCGAATGGTTCCGGGTGACGGAACCGTGAGGTCATTTTTTCAAAGAGAGTCGAATCGAGCAAATCGATAGGGCGCCCCTCTCGGAGCGCCCTTGCATTGCATGATTCAATTCTGTGGGATGCCAGAAAGGTCGCATGAGGGAATTCTGGGAATTGAATCATGCTAAGCCAATCATAACAAGAAAGATCCAGATAAAAGGCACTCATTCGGGGGAAAGAGTGCCTTTCTTATTTGCATGGTATGAATCATTTTAGGGAATGGGACATACCCGGGTAGGTAGGTTGGTATATACCATGCAAGCTTCTTTTCTACTTGTATTTTATCAGGTTCGCATGAGAAATACCATGAAGAAATCATGAATTCTATTCGATCTGTAATGGAGGAAATTGTGGATTTTACGCGCATTCTGAAGAGGGGCACGTCTGGTGAGGACGTGCTTTTTTGTAAGCAAAAACTTCTAGAGCTTGGGTTCTATGGCGACCACATTACGACGGTAACCAAGAAGACATTTGGCGCGGACACGCTGGAGGCCGTGAAACGGTTTCAGGCGCAAGCCGGACTGACCGCCGATGGGATTATTGGAAAGGAGACGTGGGCGGCGTTGTTCGGCGACATGGCAATAGAGCCGGATCCGATCAAAAAGGGCACGGTATCGCCTAAGGCGAAAGCGGTTTGTGCGCTGGCACTGACGCGCATCGGTGACCTGTATGTCTGGGGTGCATCCGGCATCACTGACCTGTCAGATTCAAAGATTCAGGCGAAGGACGAGGAGTACGCGCGTGCGATCGCATTTCGGGATAAACAGTACAAATATGGGTATTCCGACCTAAATGCACATGACTGTTCCGGCTTTCTCTCCTGGCTCATGCGCGAGACCGGGATTTGGGATGATCGTAAGAATTGCGATGGGCTCTGGGCCTTATGTATTGCTGTCGCGCGCAATGAGCTGATCGCGGGTGATTTTCTGTTCCGCAACAGCGCCATAAATGCAGAAGATGAAACGCATGTAGGGCTTTATCTGGGACGCGGAATGGTGATTCACGCAAAAGGCCGTGATGTCGGCGTCGTAGTGGAGGGAATCAATCAAGGCGGCAGCGGATACTGGCATAAATGCGGTCGCTGCAAGCTGATAAATCAATAGAAGTGGGGGAACGGAGTTGGATTATATCGGAGAGATTATCTCGGGCATATTTGCCTTGCTGGTCGTATTGCTGGAAGTGCGCATGACGCGCGAGCGAAAGCAAGCGGAAAAGCGCGCCGCCATTCGCGCGAAGGAATCCAAGCTCGCCATGAAGATGCAGGATGCAGGTCTGTCGCTTTCTTTGGCGACCTGTATCGCCGTAGAGCGCGGCGAAACGAATGGTGAGATGAAGACCGCGCGCGAAAAAGCGAAGACCGCGCAGGAGGAATACGAGGATTTTGTCCATGAGCTTGCTTCGGAGCAGGCTACATCAATCTAGGAGGAACTGAAATGAAAAAGAAACGGATTATCGTACTAATCGCGCTCTTAATGCTCGTACTGCCAGCCGTTGCGCTGGCGGACACCGGTGGAACCGCCGAGGTCACTGTTGCCGATATCCTGATCGAAAATGCCGTGAACATAATCGCGGCATTTTTTATTGCACTGATCAGCGTGTTTGGCGCATGGCTGACCGCGAAGCTCGGCAAGGCGACCCAACTCGACACCGTCAATCGCGCTCAGCAGGAACTGATCAAGCTCGCACTGATCACAGTCGGCGAGCTAAAACAGACGGTAGTGGACGGCATGAAAGCGGCACACAAGGACGGCAAGCTGACCAAGGAAGAGGTCGCACAGCTTGCTCAACTGCCCTACGAGAAGCCAAC